AATTCGAGAGAGAGATAGATATAGCACAGGAGTGTAGGACTAGACCTTCCTGTCACAACCCTACGTCCGATTCCGAGGTGATGCTCTGAGTCGGTAGCGAATCTAGGGCCACTCGTAAGCCGGAGGCGTCGTTAGTGGCTCTGATTCTAGCGGGTCATTCAGCTTGATAGCATCCCGGAGAGACACATGTAGCTGCCCATGGACTCGTAAGCCTGTACTCAGGCGTCGTTAGTCCATTGAGCGGGCCTATCGACTAGTGCTCTAGGTATCAGCGAAGAGTGTCGCCAAGGTTCTCGGACTTGCGGTGGAGAGAACGCGTGACCGAGCGCAGGACTCGTAAGCTGTCGCGGACATGGTACTCCATGGCTGCGGGAGTGTCGGTAGTCCTGCACGAGAGTTGCGGGTTCTCTAGGGGGGTGGGGCGTGAGGTATTACGTGCTAACGAGTGCTGTTTTGGGCTCGTCGGTGCACGGTTTGGTACCAGGAAGGAGCGATAGGGTACACTTTTTGTACTAGATCTGTACATGTGAGCTACGTGATTCCAGTGAGTTAGGTGGTGTAAGGGTGTATTATACCGGTGGTGTGTTAGAAACCGTAGCGTGCCGAGTGTATGGTGAGAGTGATAGCTGACGGTGGGCTGGTGTGAGATAGTGCTTTTCTTACGCCTGTGGCTCATATCTCGATGGGGGTACCCCCTCTTTGAATTCTAGTCCAGGCAAGCCAAACACCCTCCATGAATTTTTCCCCGTTTTCAGTGTAGCGCAGTGCGTTATCAGCAGATCCCTATTGAAGCACCCCCCCCTCGGATTAATCTAGAAAAAGCCCGCAAGGTTGGTTACTTGTATTGTGCATCAACGGGAAGCTACGTCCGTTGCCCCTGCCGATATCCAACTTGGGTAAGCCTTGAATGTCTAGATAATCATTGAAAGCCGAAGGGCGACAGGGGTTGCGCGTCCGCCTAAAGGGTGACCGGGGTGGTCACTGGCGTCTACTCCGTAGCTTGTGGGGTCCTTCCATGGTACCGACCTCTTGCTCTCAGTGCAATCGATCGTTTAGACTTTTTACTGTAGCCGGGAGGAAAGAATGTCTGAAGCAACTAAGCGCACCGCAGGTGCCTACAATGTCCAGGGCCAGAAGGTCAAAGTCCTCTACACCAAAGACAAGCACAAGCTTTGGGCTGACCTCTTCTACATCACCGAGAGCCAGATTTCCGCCCTCAAGGACAAGGTGGACTCTGGTAACGAGCTCGACAACAAAGACTTTCAGAAATTAGACTCCTGTTACTCAGGGATGAAGAAATTACTCGAGATAGAGGCCGTCTTAAAGTCCGACGCAATAGCTTCAATGTCCAATGACGACCTTCTCAAGATTAGCCGCAAGATTATTAGAGAAAGGCCGAAGTTAGATGATTCGGGAAGTTAGACCACTAGACGAAGATTTTGTGTACCACTCATGGCTCCACTCGGTGAAGTGTCCCACACGGGCTGTCACCAAGATGACGCGCTGCCTCATAGATAATGTAATCAAGGAGAAGACTGTCTCCATATGGTGCCCAGACGATGACCCGAACCACATCATCGGATGGATTGCTCATGGGAAGCTCGAAGACACCAACATGCTGCACTACATCTTCGTGAAGAAGAACTTCCGAAGGAATGGTGTTGCCAATGACCTACTGCGTCATGTCTACCCAGATGACTCTCCGATCTTCTGTACTTTCTGGTCGTGGCACATGCAGCAGCTCGACGCTCGTGACAAATGGAACGCCAAGTATATCGGGAGCCTTTTGCCCTCTGTGATTTACACCATCCTTCACCCCGAAGAAGGTGGAGCCGCTTATGCCTCGTAAGAAGAAAGACAGGGCTCTCCCTGAGATGACCCTCACCGATCGAGAGGTTCTTGAGGCAATGGCCGTCAGATTTGGCGGAAAGAAAAAGCCAAACGAGGCTCAACTAAGAAGCAGAAGGAGTAATATCCTTAACTTGCGCAAGATGCTCTTCCGGGAGCAGCTGGATTTTATCGAAGACGACTCCAAGAGAAAGGCGGCTATATGCAGCCGTCGAAGCGGAAAGAGTTACGCTGCTGGTCGTTACCTGGTTCAGGAGGCGATGGAGAGCGATGGATCTACCTGTGTATACATCGCACGAACCCGAGAAGCTGCTAAGCGTATCCTTTGGACATCCCTAAAAGAGCTCAATCAAAAATTCCGCCTTGGGATTAGGTTTAACAACGCCGACCTCATTGCCACGCTTAAGAACACGAGTCAGATTATATTCACGGGCGCTAACGATGCTTCCGATGTGGATAAGCTCCGTGGTGCAGCCTTTTCTCTCGCTGTTCTTGATGAAGCCGCTTTCTTCAATATCGACTTGAAGGAGCTGGTTAACGAAGTATTGACCCCAGCCCTTCTCGATAGGGATGGCTCACTGGTTATGATCTCTACCCCGAACAGCGCATGTTCTGGATTTTTCTACGATATTACTGAAAAAGGGGCTTACAACTTCTCAATTCACAGGTGGACAGTAAAAGACAACCCTCACATGAGACATGCAATGAGGGCTATCCAGCAGGATATCGACAATGGGATCCTCGACCCAAACGACGCTTCCTTCAAACGAGAATACCTGGGACTCTGGGTCCGCGATGATCAAGAGGTCGTCTATTCCTACGCTGATCATAATCTGTTTGAGAAGACCCCCGACAGTAATGACTGGGAATACGTTCTCGGAGTCGACCTTGGTTATCATGACGCTACCGCTTTCGTTGTTGCTGCTTGGTCTCCAGACCACCCACACCTCTATCTTGTCGACGAGTACAAGGAGAGGCAAATGCTCACCTCTGACGTAGAGGACAAAATCAAGAGATTCATGGCTGACTATGACTTCACATCCATTGTCATGGATACCGGGGGTGGTGCGTCTCGAATGGTTCTTGAGACATTCAAGGAAAGAAGCAGGCTGCCGGTAAAACCAGCAAGAAAAACAGGGGATAAAGTTGGTCTCATCAAAATGATGAATTCGGACTTAAAAGGCAGTGTTTTGAAGGTTCGGAGGGGGATGGAGCTGCTTGAGGAGTGGGATAAGTTGCAATTTAACCGGGCAGGAACTGCCGAAGATCGTAGATATGACAACCACTTATCCGATGCCGCCCTCTATGCCTGGGTTGAATGTAGGCACTATTTGTATGAAGCGAAGGTTCCGGGCGTCATTCCGGGCTCTGAGGAGTACTACAAGCAACTTGAAGACAAGATCGAGCAACGACTACTTGATGAACAGCACCAGGAGAGTTACGATAAAGACCTATGGGGGGAAGGTTACAACGAATCAGACCTCTGGATTAATTAGGAGCAGGGAATGACAAAGGTATTTAACGCATCAGTACCAACAACCAAGAAGCTAAAGAGCATGCTTAAGATGCTTCTTGAGTATGGTGTAGTTCGTTACAAGGACGCTGAAGTTGAGATTGAGCTAGGTGGCTCGCCTATGGTGGCGATGGCACAGTCAAAGAAGTTTGATTTTAACGACTATGACCAAGAGTCTGCACCGTTAACCGGTGATGCAACTCAAAATGTTCGCCTCGAACCCGTTGATGATCTAGGTAATAGCGAAGAAGACTATCTTTACTGGAGTGCTGAAGGATGAATAACGGAGTGTTTGACAACAATTTCTGGTGGAAGTCAGAGAGTGAACCTCACTCCGACATCGCTTCATTTGTCAGAACACTCCGAGAAGAGCAGGATCAGTACTACACTGAGACAGCCGTCCACTCGGGACTTTACAACGGTCGTCCGACACACAGTAGGTTTATGTATGGCATGCAGGGATATGCCTCGATGCGTCAGCCCAGACTGACCTTCAATATTATCCACTCCATCTGCCAGGCCGCCACGGCTAAAATCGCCAAACATAGACCAGCCGTAAACTTCCTCACCGAGGGCGGGGCGTTCTCTCAGCAGAGAAAAGCCAAGCAGTTTACCAAACTCATGCAAGGCCTGTTCTATTCCCTGAACATTTACTCAATTGCCCAAAGAGTCTTCTTGGACTGCTGCATCACGGGAACTGGTGTAATGAAGATCTTTGCTGAGCATGGCAAGGTGAAGGTTGAGCGTGTCCCTATCTGGGAGCTTACGCTAGATCCTGTTGAGGCAGAGAACGGGAACATGCCTCGCCAGCTCTTCCAGACTAAGAAAGTCTCAAGACACATGCTTGCGGAAATGTTTCCGGAGAAAAGGCAGCAGATTCTGGACGTGTCCTCTAAGACAGACGAGGGATACGACAACGGTCGAGACTCTGACATGATCGAATGTCACGAGGCATGGCACCTGCCTTCAGGGCCAGAAGCCACTGACGGACGACATGTTATCTGCGTTCATGATGTTACTCTCCTCGATGAAGAGTGGTCGAAAGATCACTTCCCGTTCGCCTTCCTTAAATGGAGCGAGAACCCTATGTCCTTCTGGGGCAATGGTCTCACCAAAGAGGTGAAGGGAATCCAGATTGAAATCAACAAGCTCCTGGCAAGAATCCAAGAGCAGATGCACCTGGCAACCCCGAAGGTCTTCATTGAGGACACCTCGAAGATAGTCCAGACCCATCTTAG